CCCCCAACTGTAACCATAGATATATCGATAATCCAGCACGGAACGCTGCTGATAGTCATCCAACGTCGAAATCATAAAAAGAACTAATGTCATGGCCTCTTTCAAATACGCGGTATCCTTTGCGATTTCTCGCTCCAAATCAGTGATTTTCGCCGCAGCGTTAGCCAAGCTGTCACCCAGTCCACCACTAGGGGCTAACGAATAGCTCGTTGTAATCTTTTCTGCCCTAGACCTTAGTTCGGCGATCAGCTCAATATTTTTATCGATACGCTGCAAACAGTACCGATATGACTGCAGCTTGTGTTTGACTTCTTCGTACATCGGTATCACCCCCCTAAGATTAGTACCGTCAAAATTGATCCCAGCAGAAACGCCCATGCTGCTATGATCATCAAAACGACTAAAGTCATGATTCACACTCTCCTATCAGCCTATCCAGGTACCATCTTGCCTTCTTCAGATCTTCCACACCATTTTTATGCTTCCAGCGGATTAAATATTTCAAAGCGTTCGCTGTACACACGGCCTCCATACCTGTCAGGTCTGCCGTCACAGCCGCGATCACATCGATCGTTTCAAACCCGTCCGGGAACCCCCGCAGCTGATAATGCGCCGGGTGGTTCACCATATCCTTTTTCTTTTCGTCGCCCACCTACCGTGCCCCCTATTCGATTAACTCAAGCAGCGTCACGCCAAGCGCGTCCGCAATCTTTAACATCGTTTTCGCTCTCGGGTTCCCCGTCCCGGTCTCGATACGCCTTAAATTATCCGGGCAGATACCGGTCTCTTCTGACAACTTCGCCCGAGACCATCCTTTTTGCTTACACAGCCGTACTATATTCATCCCAATCTTTTGCAGCTCATCCATGCCTATCACCTCTCTTTCTCCGATGCAGCTTCTCTATCAGTTTCGCCGCTGCTACCCCAAGTTTGCTTAATTCCCTGTCCCGACTCAAAAGATGGTTCTGGTTCCTTCGGGCGTTCACGGACCTGCTTATTATCGCCAGGTTCTCCAGGCTGCAGTTCAGCCTGTCTCCGTCAAGGAACACGATGCAATGCGTTCGCGGTACCGACCCGTGTGCCTTTTCCCACACAAGCCGGTGTTTCTGCTTCCATCTGTTCGGCTCTGCGATCTTGACATACAGATAGCCGTCAGATTTCACCAATTCCGACCCGACCAGCAGGTGGTTATGCGGCACATGCCCTGGCTTAAAACTCGTACATGACACGCGCCCTGGGAATTTCTTTCCTTTGTTCGCCGGGACATGACCCCTTTTAAACATCGTATCGATTCCCCGGCGCTCTCCCGTCTTTATTTTCGCGTCAATGCCGCTTTTAACGCCTATCCGGCATTTTGTGCTCGCTATGGCCTGCCGGGTGTAGACGGTACCGAACTTTTCGTTCACCCGATCCGCCAGTTCCTGATTACTTATACCCTTCACATTCTCCCGGATGAATTGTTTGACTCCTTCCGGTAACCGTCTCATTTCTTATCACCGCCCACATCCAGAAACGGTGGCAGCGATCTGTCGCCTGGAACATCTAACTCGCTGATCACCGCCTTAATCATCAGGTTGCCGTTCTGGATAATCTGCGCCGCCACGTTGCTCATCGCAGCGCTTCGAGATATCTCCTCCCGCAGCCGGTCCCCCTGTAGATCATCATCGTTCAGCCTTTCCATTTGCTCGAATAAAATATTATGCAGATCCGCTAATGTGTTCTTCATACCTGCCTCCTATTATCGTCCTCCTAAAACATGAACCCTTGGATTGCCGCCCACGACTTCCACATAGATCCCTTCCCGGAAAGAATAGTACTTTTCATTGATTTCCCGGAATACCTGCGCATCGTCTTTCCAAAAACCTGCGGTCGTCATACAGTCTTTAAACAGTTTGATCAGGTTATCTGTATCCGGCTTAGTAACCTTAGGGTCTCCCTCTATGTGATTGCCTTTGATGGGAAAGCACCATACTACATGCAAGCTTACAGGTCCGGTTAAGGGTTTTTGTGGAACATACTTAGCCAAGTAGGCCTCATACTTCGCTCTGGCCTCTTGCAGTTCTTTATCTTCATACACCTGGGGTTTTCCTTTCCGGATCACAATCCGTTTCTCCTGGTGTGTTTTTGTTGGGATCCGCATAGGGAGAAAAAATCGCATTTTTAAAATTCTCCTTTCGTTGAGGGAAACTCTTTGATCCCTTAGAAGGAAAGGGGAAAAAATAATGTGTTAAGAAAAATGGGGCTATTAATGCCCATTTTTTAACATATTTTTTTCCCCCTTTTAAGGGTGCGTAAATGAGGGAAAGAAATTTACATATATAGCGCTAATTTCCCTGAAAATTTCCCTGAGATTTTGACTAATTTTCATTGCTTACCACCTTCAAATTTTCAATCTTGTAATGTCCCATTTTGGCAATATCATTTCGCAAAGTTTTTTCACTGATATGAAATTCTGCCGCCAAATCTTTTAAATTCACTTCATGTCCTTTGGTTAATTTATCAGCAATGGCAAAATCCAAATCATTCTTTCGTGAATCTGCCTTGCTCGTTCTTTTTTGTGCGGACCGTTTACTTAATGTCTTCATATCGCCATCTTCCGCCGCCATCACCAAAACCCCCGTCTCATCAATCTTATGTATAGGCCACTCAAACCAAAGGTTGACTGGGGCGAAAGGGGCGAACTCTCGTAAGGTGCCGGAAATACGCCAGGCAGTTTTCTTATCTACCTCTCCGGACATGGCTTCACTGGTAAGCTGGATCATGTCCAGTAGCGCATCAGGATCCCTTGCGAACACACCGGAGCCGGATGCCCTGTCCATGGATCGCTTCATCCCCTGTAAGCCCTTGCTATGATGATGGCAATAGATGACCGCACAGCCTAATTCCGTCGCAACCTTGTCGAACTGGTTGCAAAAATGCGCCATCTGATCCGCCGAATTCTCATCACCGGTAATGACTTTATAAATCGGGTCGATAATAACAGCGATATAATCTTTTTTCATGGCACGGCGAATCAACTTCGGGGCCAGTTTATCCATGGGGATCGCCTTACCACGTAAATTCCAGACATCGATGCTGCCAATATGATTCGGAGGCACCGCCATGCCCCGATACACATCTTTAAATCGATTAAGGCAGCTGGCGCGGTCCAATTCAAGGTTGATATATAAAACTTTTCCCTGGGCACACTGAAACCCGATCCATTTACAGCCTTCCGCAATCGCGATAGACAGTTCGATAAGAGCGAATGATTTACCGGCCTTACTGGGCCCGGCCAGCAGCATCTTATGTCCCTGGCGAAGCACACCGTCAATTAACGGCGGCGCCAGTTCCGGCATATCGTTCCAGACCGCCGCCAAATCTTCCGGATCCGGAAGATCATCATTGACACTTTCAATCCAATCGAGCCATTCCCTATAGTTCTTTTTGCCTATGTTTGTCGCAATAATGAACTGTTTTTTCCCATCACGAACACACCCGGGTAACCGGGATAACCGGGAAGGATTCCTGTCTGCCGTGTCGACCGGCAGCCCGTTCTTCTCACAAACCTTATAAAGATGATCTACTCGCCGCCGATACTCCTCGTATGTGTCAGCATCGATGTGTACGATGGCATGGATCGACTTGTTCCCGGAATGAACCAACGCCGCCACAGGAAGCTCCATAGACTTAATGATATTAAGTTGTTTCCCGGGCTCCATATCGTCTGATTCGACTAGGGCATACCGGTAATCAGTGACGTTTTCATTTTTGCATCCAAGGCCATCTAATGGATTAAAACGAACCCATGCCCCGGCTTCCGGATTGTAGTCTCCAATGGCATAACCAATCTCGTTGTATTTTTTGAGCCTGTCGATAATTTGTTGCACGGTATCTTTATGAGAACCTTTATTTCGCGGAGACCATTTCCCGTCTTTTCGTTGAAATGATTCCATGACAAAACCAACCTTATCTTCCGGCTTGAATAAGGTTTTAAGATACCGGATCACTTCGTCTACCGGATTCCAGTTGCCAGGTTCTCTGATTTCTTCTTCCTGGACGTAATGTGTATCCACAACGACAAGCTCATCGTTGATCGTATCGTCCCAGGATAAAGGCTCATTATTTTCAATTTTTGATTTTGGTTTCCAGCCTCCCTGTTTGGCCAACTGTGTGATGGTGGCGCCCGTAACAGGCCGGGGATTTCCCAAAAAGGATTGCCATTTTCGCTGACATTCCCCCGGATGGTACCTTTCTCCGTCAGACCGACTCCATTCTTCCCATACAGAACAAGGATATCCTTCATGTTGCAAGGCCATACCGATATTAACCCATTCCTGATAGCTTAACCGTGAGCAGTCAATATATGACAGTAATGGGGTCAAATCGAATTCTGTTTTGTCATTCACTTTTTATACCTCCGGCTGATATGTTTCCGGATTAATGCCTGAAGGTATCATCCAGTGGTTTAACGCGATGCGGCCTATCATAGTAGTGGCAGCATTAAAAGACCATGTACCAACATGTTTAAACCCTTTGTTCTCCAAAAATCTTATTTGTTTTGGTGTAGTAAGCCCACTTTCCTTTCGCTTGATCAGCCTGTCCAACAACATACTTGCTTTACCGGCGTTCTCGACCGCTTCGGTATAAATACCGAATTTTTCTAATGTTTTCAGCTGTTTTTCGGATGCGGGTCCCATCTCCCATACGAACGATGGCTGCCAGTTCGCCAGGTCCTCATCCATGATGCTCATCTCATACTGCAGCGGATCCACCAGTTTGGCTCTTCTGTGCCGCATGGCTTTTAATTCCGCCGCCAATGCCATCTCCCGCTCAGCAATGACATCCTGCTGCGCTTCTTTTTCTACGTCTTCCAGATCAAAAACGCCGCCTTGGGTAAGCTTCTCTGTCATCCTACCCGCCACTTCTTCCGACTTGGCGATCAGATGCGCAGGACGCACCAGTTCATGCTTTTCAGTCTGCCATAAAAAATCCAACAGCAAACAGTCAGATTTACCCTGTGACGGGCGTAACCCTCTGCCCACGATCTGGCAATAGAGGCTTCTGCTTTTCGTGGCCCTCAAGCAAATTATGCAGTCCACAGACGGACAATCCCATCCTTCAGTCAACAGCATGGCGTTACACAACACTTTGTATTGGCCAGCCTCAAAGTCCTGAAGGACTTCCGATCGGTCCTTGGAAGTTCCATTCACTTCTGCGGCACTAAAACCTTTGCTTTGCAGGATCTGTTTAAATTTCCTGGCCGTGGCCACCAAAGGCAAAAAAACGACGGTTTTTCTGTCTCGGCAGTATTTCAGCATTTCATCAGCGATACGTTCCAGATAGGGATCTAACGCTTCGCCCAACTCACCGGTTTTATAGTCTCCGGCAGACGTTCCTACACGACTGATATCTATATTCAAAGGGATCGTTTGGGCCGTGATCCGGCAAAGATAACCTTCTTTGATCGCCTGCGGCAACGTATATTCATATGCCAGGGAATCGAAGAATACGCCTAAATTCTTTCGATCGCTGCGGTCGGGTGTAGCAGTCACACCCAACACATCGGCGGCGGGGAAATGGTTCAGCACGTTTTGATAACTTTGCGCTAAAATATGATGAGATTCGTCCACAATAATGGTTCCAAAGAAATCAGAAGGAAAATCCATCAGTCGGGACTGTCGCATCATCGTCTGTACGCTACCCACCGTGATCCGGTAAAAAGAATCCAGAGACGTTACCTCTGCCTTTTCTAATGCACAACCTAACCCTGTAAAACTTTGTATCTTTGCTTCGGCCTGCTCTAACAATTCGCCCCGGTGAGCCAGGATAAGGACACGCTGCCCATTCCTGACTCGGTCCTCGGCAACTTTTGAAAATACAACCGTTTTGCCGGTACCTGTAGGCAATACCAGCAATGTTTTTCGATTGCCCTTTTTCCACTCTCCCAGGATTGCATCACAGGCCTCTTGCTGATATGGCCTTAATCCCATAAAAGTGTCTCCTTTAGAACTTGCCGGCAGTGTATTTCGATGTGATCGCAGGAGCAGCCGGTTCTACATATTTATCGATCTGATTGTATTCTTTGTCTGCATATTGTCCGGTTCCCTTGCGATGTTTGATTACTAACCGCCCACGAGCGCCCGGGACCTGGTTCCAGTTCATTTTTAACGGCTCCCCCGGTTTTTTTAAGCCAATGCTGATAAAGAACTGGCTAAGCTTCCACTCCGTTTTTTTCGTCAGGAACAAACGATCCCTGATTTCCACGTCCCCCTCTTTGTCATGTACGGAGATATTCAGGTCTGCTTCCCAACAAGGCGGCATCTTTTCGCTGCCGGGGAACTTCACCCGCTCGAAGTTCTCCACTGTAAAA